TTATTCCGTTGTTTTTGTGGTATTTGTGGCAAAATTTGTGGTATTTTCGTCTGTTTTTAATGTGAAAAAAGCATCTACTTTAGACTGATTATGTTGACGTAAATTAGAACTTAGGTGGCTATAATATTTTAATGTTGTATTAATATCATCATGACCAAGTCTATCAGCTACATAAATGATATCCATGCCTGCCTCAACGCATAGTCCTGTGTGAGTGTGTCGTAACTTATGCAATGTCACTGGTTCAGAATTAATTGTACTGCATATCTTTTTCAAAGCTTTATTACATGATGCGTTATCCACTGGTTTATTGTGATAGGTAATGAATAATAACATCTGTGGATTTTTTATACTATATTCTTTTATATAAGCACTATGCCATGTGAGATAAGACTGTAAATATTGAACAGTAGAGTTATCAATATAAATCACACGTGATTTTTTTGTCTTGGTATCAATGAATGTATTAGTGTACTTATAATCCCACGCTTTATTGACTGTTATAGAACGTTTAGCGAAATTAATATCTTTCTTTGTTAGTGCAATAATTTCTTCGAACCTCATACCTGTCTGTACTGCTAAAAAGATAACTGCTCGTGATATAGAATGAAATTTTGCAAGTTCTTCTAATAATAAATGAACTTTGTCCGTTTCCATAAATTGTGCTTTTGTTTTTGCCACATCATGTCCGCTTATATGAGCGCCTATGGCTGGGTTTTTCTTCATGTAGCCTAAATGGACAGCTTTATTAAAAATCGCTCTAATTTTGCGGTGCCGGGTGTCTACAGTGGATATTGCATAGTCTACAGATAAATGATTAATAAATTGTTGATACTGCACAGCATCTATGGAATTAAGTTTTCTTTTTTCGCCAAAATAATCAACAAATTGATTATAAGCTAAGTCATATAAATTAATTGTTGATTGACTACTTTTACCTTCTTTAAAAGTTTTCATAAATAATTCGTAAAACTCTTTGAATTTCCACTCTTTTAAAGAACTACTATCATGTTCAGCTTGTTTTAATAATTTAGACGCTTTATACATTAAGTTTGTTTCACTTGTATCTGTCAAACGCTTTTCTTTCCATTCACCGTCGACTTTGATGCGCAAACGAACGGCGTATTTTCCGTTTGTTAATTTTTTTATCTTCATTAATACCACCACCTGTTTGATTTGGAACGTATGTTCTTTTGAAGGGTACAGCAAACTATGTTAAAATATATTTGCATACTCTATGTGTGTATATTTAAAAACGCTTGTCTCTTGCGGGGAGGGCGTTTTTTTGTGTTATCTATCTTTATTGAAATTTTTGTTCATTTCAATTTCAGCCTTATCTTCTTTTAATCCTGTTATTTTGACCCCATTTTTATTGTAAGAGTGACGGGCATTTAATATAGCTGAGTAGGCGCCCTCAGTGTAATGCATGTTTACATAAAGTGCATCTACTTTGCTTTTGTATTTGTCAATTACTTTATTAACTATTTCGTCAGATTGTTTTTTTGAGATTTTATCTTTTACAACAACCTCTAAGTGTTTGCCTTGTGTTTCTTCATTTTCATTAATCTCATTGATAGTATAGTTTTTTGTACTGACCAAATCATTAGTCTGTTCGCTTTCTTCAGTTTCATTTGTGTTCTTTTGTTTTACGTCATCATTGCCACAAGCAGCCAACACGAAGCCAAATGCGAGTAACAAATTAACTATTAAAAAACCCTTTCTCATTTCAAGTCTCCTTTTTTAATTATGTTCTCCGGTCCATGTCCATGAGGAATCATATAAATGAATTTCGTATGGTCCGTCGTTTTTCACATCAAAAAATACATTTCCGGTATAGGATTTTCCAGGTGCAACTTCTTCTAGCATGAAATCTTTGGAAGAAACTTCTCCTTTTTCATCGTTTCCATCATATATTGAGAATTCTGCCGCGTTAGCAGTATAAGGTTCTGTTCCAGTATTTTTAAATTCAACTATGGCTTTAATAAAGTATTTACCGGTGCTTTCATCTTCAGCAGTAGGAGTGACCTTTTGTGCATCTTTTATTATCACATCCACCGAGGTTTCATCGTCTTCATTACTAAATGATTCTGCATCTCCAATACTCAAAGACCCTGTTTCATCAGTTTCCGAAGATTCATCTGTATAGTTATCTTCAGCTGGAGCTTCCTCGGCCAAATCCTCGGATTCATTTGGAGTAGAAGTGCTTTCTTCATTACTTTCCTCTTTTTCGTTATAAGCTGAATTTCCACATGCTGTTAGGCCAAAACTAAAAACAATTAATAAACCTGCTAACAATAATAATTTTTTCATCCCAATTCTCCCTTTATTAAATTTTTATATAAACACATTTGTGTAAATACCTAACAAGCAATAATCTGTATACTACTTCTAAAAATGATAACATATCCGTTACACTCAACAGTGTTACCATATTTACTTTTATAATATTCTATAGAATGTTTTAAAAATTCTTCTGTAACTTCTAAAAAATCCGCAACTTCGTAGTAATCAGTGAATCCTTCATAATAAGCATCAATAATTTTACGCAAAGGGATAAGTGATTCATAACCCCAATTTCTCGCAAGTTTTTCTTGTTTTCTATCATTAACTGTATTTTGATTAACAATATTACCAACACTCAATTTATGATGTCCAATTTCCTCCGCTAAAGTGCAACGCATTTCAATATCACTTTGTCGAGGATTTACGAATATTCTACTATTATAATATAATCCTTTATGAAATTCCTGCATATTTCTGTCTTCAATAATAGTTAGTTCAGGAAATTGCTCTCTGTATTTATCTAACCACATACATACATTCATCTCATTTCTTATTTATATTTTTGTTGAATGAAATCAATATACTCAAGAATTTTTTTCATATCTTCTTCTGTGGCAGCGGGATCAATGTGAGCTGCAAGTGTTGCCGCTTCTTGAGGGATGTCGTTGTCGACATAGGGGTTGTCAGTTCTACCTACTAAATAGTCAATTGATACATTAAAATAGTCAGCTACTTTTTGAAGTTTGTCTAAAGCTGGTTTTTGAGTTTTCCATCTGTATATAGAGTTTTCACCCATTTCTAATTCGCTAGTCAATTGTGAAATTGTTATTCCTTTCTTAGCAGAAAGTTTTTTTATTCGTTCAAACGTAGTCATATCAATACCTCACAGCATTATTGAATACAAACTACCAAAAAAGGTTGTAAAAATACTTTACAACTACCAAAAGTGGTGGTAAGATATATTCATAAGCTAATTATTTAGCTAAACAAGACAACTAATAACCCCATAAAAATACTCGTTCCCCAACGATTAATGGCTTTTAAAAGGCTTATTTAGCTATGGGTATATACTATCACTATTGGTTGTTTTTGTCAACATTATGCTAAATAATTAGCTAATAAGATAGAAAGGAGTGATGGGGAGGTGATGGACAAATGGAAGAAAATAACGAACAAACAATTTCCAAAATAATGGGAATTCTTATCAAAAGTGAGTTGAATGCATATGAAGTTATTGAACTACTAAGTAACGTGCAAAGCACATATCTGAAGAGAAGTTGGCACATCTCTATAAATAAAAAAGCGGACTAACAATCTGTCCGCCAATACGACAATCAATCATACATGTCTATTATTGTGATGATATTTGAGGTTTTTAAAAACAATGGTGTGTTGTGTTTAAAATCTCCATTTTGAAAAGTATAATCATGGTTTCTATATTTTAATTCATCATTACAATCGTGTCGTTTGATGCTTAAATATTTATATTCATTTAAATAATTCAACAAATCATAATAATAGTTTTCTCGCCAACTGTATCCACTGTGCTCAACTTCTACATTTGGAATGGAAGTATACATTTAAATAATGTCAAAACCATCTATTACTATACTTGTTCCATCCGCAATGCAGATTTTTAATATCATATCCATTTTATCACCTCGCTTTCACGATAAATTATAACACGTGAAAAACTAAACAAGAAAGGATAACAATAATGACTTTAAACGATAAAATCATATTTTACTTAATGGAAAACCCTAAAGCAACCAATTCAGATATCGCTAATTTCTGTGAAATACAAGAGAATCATGCAAAAGTAACCATTTCAAAATTGAAATCACGAGGGGATATTGAGGTTTCGGGACAAGGAGATAAACGTACTATCACCGTACTAAAAGAACCTGCTGTCAAATTGAACAAGAAAGAGCGGTACAATCGTCAATTGGACTTCTTAGAAGAGATTATGTTCTCAGATGTTGACCCAAAATATAGACTAGAAGCCTCGGCGCAGCATATAAGATTATTAAACAAATTATAGAAAGGAGTGATGGAGAGGTGAACAAAAGATATTTAAAAAGAAAAAAACCAACATTCAACAAATTGAAGTCGGTCTTTACAAAAATTATGAAATTAAAGCTAAGTATGGAGCACCGGAAATTGACCTAAGCAAAGTTAAAAGAATTGTCATAGTCTTCTAAAATAATTTAACGCCTCATCTAAAGCCTCCTGGAAGCCAGGAGTACCAATATTAGAAAAATAATCCCTGATTTCATCTTCGCTTTTGCTTTCTGTTGGGAAATTACCATCTAGTTGAACATCATGAGCTAGATCGCCTAAAGGACTATTTTCGCTAAGGTAATAAGTTATTAAAAAATCATAAAAAGTCATCTGCAATCACCTTCAATCAAAAATAATTATATCACGTGAAAACCAAAACAAGAAAGGAGCAAAAACATGTCAGTAGAACATCAGCGTTTTGCTGTTGCAGTATACGCAAAACTAAAAGCAATAAATATGAAACAATCTGATTTAGCAAAAATGTTAGGTATTAGCAATCCTTATTTATCAGACATCATAAACGGCAAAAGAGACGCATCGAAAGTTAGAAAAGAAATTGCGGAAATTTTAGAAATAGATGTTGATTAAAATAGAAAGGAGAATAAGAAAATGGGTCGTCCTGTGAAAAATAAAAACAGGCATGTGAATTTCCTGTACGGAGTTTGGACGTTAGAAGATTTTGCGCAAGCTAGTCCACGAAGTTATGGGTGGTGGTTAGATAACATTAAAGACTTTCCAGAGCTTGCAGAATTTAGTAACTGGGCTACAAAGAATCAACGTGAAGCGTGGGCATTCGATGCAGTAAAAGCAAATGATTGGCTGATTAAAAAATTTGTATATAAGGAGGTCTGAAAATGATTGATGAAGTCGAAATACTACTTGCTGAAATACGAAAATACGACCCAAATTACGTTCCAAAATCGGTTGGAAAATATTTGCTAGTTGAACTTCAATCAAGGCATTTAGATCATCAAATTAAATATAAGAAAAGACCCAAGTACAAGCATAGATTTGCGAATTCGATTGAGCGGCATTGGTAAAAGAAAAACCCACAGCTATAAATAGTAAGTTAGAGCTTACTAAAACTGTGAGTTACGAAATAATATTTGTATTAATTATAGCACAGATGTGGAGATAAGAGAATGAAAAAATTTTTAAATGAACATGAAAGTAAGCTACTAGTATTTCTGTTTTGTTTCCAAGTCGGAGCATTATTATCAGTCACATATATTGTAGCAGAGTGGATTAAAATATTCTTGAAATGAGGTTTTTAAATGAAGTTATTACGATTTTTTGGGCTAATAAGTATTGATGAAAACGGAAATGAATATATTGAAAAATCAGATAGATACACATTGGTTTGTTTAGCTTTGACTGTGTTGATCGCACTTGTTGTAGGAATCGGTGGATTGATATTAAATGGCTGAATTAATAATGATTGTTGCTTTGATACTTCTATTAATGCTGCTTGCAAGGAATGATAGAGAATGAATGTAGAAAATCCGCTGATAGTTGATGATTACTGGGATGATGGATTTCGACACTGAGGAATGAGGCGAAGGCATGACACTAACAACAGAAACAATTAATAATTTAATCGGAATAAAAGAATCATATCAAGCATCTGATGCGCTAATGAAAATATTGTTTGATAGAGAAAAACGAGAAGAGATATTTAAGAAGTTTTTACAACATGATACGCATTTAGAAAAAGATTGGTTTCACGTCTATTTTGAAGAAGAGCATGCGAATAAAAAGAAATATGCACAAGATTTTACACCAACGGCAATAAGTAATGTTGCCTCACAACTGGTACGAGGATTAACAGACAGTCAGGGCGGAACAAGATTAGATGTTGCTGCCGGAACAGGTAGTTTAACAATTTGCAAATGGTATGAAGATTGCCTAAAATATTCGCCGTTTGATTATCTACCATCTATGTATTTGTATCAATGTGAAGAATTATCAGATCGTGCGTTACCTTTCCTTCTTTTCAATTTATTAATTAGAGGAATGAACGCAACAGTTATTCACGGTGATGCGCTAACAAGAGAAGCGAAACAAGTGTATTTCATTCAAAACGATAAAGACGATTTATTAAATTTTAGTTCTTTCAACATCATGCCCCACAGTGAAACCGTAGAGAAGGAATTTAATATTCATAAATGGCTAGAACCAGTTATCGAACATATAGAAAGCCCTCTTTCAGTAGCTGATAGATATTTAAATGAGTTAGAAATAGAGGACGAAGAAGCATCACAATTGAAACTTTTTTAGGAGGGAGAACATGACTAAGAAGCAAAAAGAAATACTATTTTGTGACTACTTTGAAGAGTGGGTCGAAGTGTATAAAGTTGGAGCAATTGCAAAAATAACACTAGCTAAATACTATAATGCAGCAAAACAACTTCGAGATTTATGCCCAAAACTTTTTATCTCAGATTTTGACAGACGAGAATATCAACGAATTATTAATGTTTATGCTGAAACACATGAGAAACAGACCGTAAAAGACTTTCATCATCATGTAAAAGCGTGCATTAAAGATTTGTTTCACGATGGATTAATAGATAAAGACCCGACTTATAGAGTTGTTATAAAAGGAGCAGAACCGACAAGAGCGAAAAAGCGGAAATTCTTACAGAAAGAGGAGTTATCGAAGTTATTACAATCACTCGATACGAGCCAAATTGGCTTCGGATGGTTCGTAATGCTCGTAGCTAAGACCGGGATGCGCTATGCCGAAGCTTTAGCCATTACTCCTGCTGATTTTGACTGGACAGCACAGACTATATCTATCAACAAGACATGGGATTACAAATATAACAAGGGATTTGCTAAAACAAAAACATTGTCGTCAGAAAGGACCATCAAAATAGACTGGCAGATTGTCGGACAGTTCAAACCGCTTATAAAAAATTTTCCAGAAGACGAACCCATTTTCGTTGAAAAATTTGGAGACGGCACTTACAAACGTCAATTCAATTCAACCATCAACAATTTTTTAGCTGCTAAATGCAAAGAAACAGGCATTACACAGATTAGCTTTCACGCATTACGGCATACGCATGCAAGCGTATTGCTGGCAGAAGGTGTTTCGATTCATACGATTTCAGCACGATTAGGACATGCTGACGTAGGTGTCACACAAGAAACCTATGCGCATGTGTTAGACGAATTACAAAAGAAAGATGATCAAAAAATGTTATCTGTTTTGATGCAGATTGCTTAGTGAGGTGATTAGATGCGAAAAAATTGGACGGATGAGGAAATCAGAGTTTTACAGAATAATTACGAATACGTAGACACTGAAATAATAGCTAATTTTTTAAATCGCTCTTATCATTCAATAAAAAACAAAGCGGTGCGACTTGGAATCAGTAAAAACTCGGAGTGGACAGAAGATGAGGATATTTATTTAGAGTATTTTGTTTATGAAAACGACGACAATATTAGCAAAGCTGCCGAATTTTTAGGACGTACAAAAGATGCAGTTATAAACAGACTAGTGAAGTTAAGAAAAAGAGATTCTTCAGTTTCTTTTATTAGGCGTCCGTGGACCAAAAAAGAAGATGAGATACTAAAAAATAATTATATTATTATGTCGAATGACCAATTAGCTGAACGATTAAGAAGAACAAAAGCCTCTGTAGCGGCAAGAAAGGTACTGTTAGGACTGACAAACAAACACATGTCTAAAGAAGATGACAAAATGATTCGTCATCTTGGAAATCAAGGGTACACAATCAAAGAGATTTCAGCAGAAATGAATTTGTCTTATTGCTTAGTTAAAAACTATATAAGAAATCACAGAATCAATTATAGAAGGGAATCAAAAAACGAGATGAATGGTTGGCGAAAAGAAGCAGATGCGACCTATTCGCATTATATTAACTCTAAAAAAATCAAGGAGGAACAAGCATGAGATTTAAAAAAGGCGATAAAGTAGAGTTTATTTACGGAGGAACATTGACACAAGGTGTAGTTAATGAAATAAGAGCAACTAATCATGATATATCCTATCAAATTGTATATTTCGGAGGTGAGAAGAAAATTTGGTTTGCTGAACGCGAATTACTTTCTCCTGCTCCAGTTTTAAAAGTTCCGCAATTTGTAGCTGATTGGATAAGTCGTCGTAGACAAGAAGGATACAATTTGATCTGGTCGATAAGCTATGAAAATAATGATATGCCTGATGAAATGTATGAATGGTTAACTTCAACAGCTGATAATCAAGAACTATTTGCCCGCGCATGGCTTGACGGCTATGAAGTCGAGAAAGAACCGCTTTATTATGTACAACTTATTACTAATTCTTTGGGGTATCTCAATGTACGAAATGATGGGCGTCGGTCTTTAAGTGATAGTGTTCAAAATGACATTTTTAAAACACAATTTACAGAAGCAAAAATCAAAGAAATGGATGAGCGTTATTGGCAGTTTGCTGTTCCTGTTGAAGATTCGGAGGGTGAAGCATGATGACAGTAGCCGAGTTAATAGAGGAACTAAAAGAACTTCCAGCAAATGCAGATATTTTGCTAACCATCGGATGGAATCACTCGGAAATAGAAGAAGTAGGCTGTATCGAAAATGAACGTAACGTTTATATAAGCGGCTGGTGAAGTGGAGGGTGAAGCATGAGAGAGATTGAGATTTACGGCAACATACACGAAAATCCGGATTTGTTGGAGGTGGCGGAATGAAACGAGTAAATGAACGACAAAAAGAAGAAATGAAAAAATTGGCAGATTTAATTATCGAAAACCCTGATTTACCAGTTGTTACGATGACGGATAACTTTGATGATAAGGGGACTAGCGTTTGGACAGCAGGCTGTTGCTGCGAAGTAAGTATTGATTACATTTATAGTCCTAAACAACGTGATTTACTTTCAGGTCCTAGAGATGATAGACCATATGTTAAAAGTTTTGATTATTATGAAGCAATAGAAGAAATGAGTGAAAGAATACATCCTCATGACGACACGAGTAGACCAGAGGAAATTTGGAATAGTCTTGATTGGATAAAAGTCATTTTAGTGTATTCGGGTCAATTAGAAAAAGTAGATGATGTCTATAAAGAACGTTGGGTGGCGGAATGAACGATAAAAAAGTAAGATTCTACGTTTCTACTGGTATGCACGGATCACTTGAAACAGAAACATTTCTTTTGAAAACGGACTTGAATATTGAGTTCGATATATTAACACTTGAACAATTAGAAAAAGAGATTACAGAGGCTTATGACGACTGGTTAGTAAATAATATTGACTCTGGTTGGTCTATCGAGAAAGAGGTGGCGGAATAAATGGGAGTGAGTATTGATTTATACAGTTATGATTATGAAGCGCTTGTGGAAGGCATTCAAAGCTATACAAAAGCGGAAAATACGGAAGTTATAAGAAAAATACTTCTAATAGGCGGAAATGTCGTAGGTGATAAATATATCATTTTAAACAATGAACTCTGGGAAGATAACAGTTCATATTACAACGTTCCGAACGCTTTAGAGCGTTTGTATAAAGTTGATGATGTCTTTGGAAAAATCTTCTGTACTTTTGATGATAGGTTCGGTAGAGAGACGCTAATTAATGGTTGTGATACCCCAGAAGAAATATTAGAAGAGGTGATGGAATGACGACATTTAAACCGAGAAACATCCTAAGTTGGCGCAGTGGATTGCCTTACGATAATACGAGATTTTCAATAGGTAGACCTCCAGCAGGCGGACAACATAGTGATGAATGGTATAACGGAGAAATGAATGTAAATGTAATCAGCATTGAATATATACTGCCTAATCCAATCACGGAAAGCACAGGAAACTATATTATCAAGTTGGAAGATGATAGGAGAATTGTTATCTCCGAAGAAATTCCGTCTTTTATTGAGGAGGTGGCGGAATGAAACAAGGGCAATGGATGTTAAACGGTAGTTACGGCGGGCGATGGGAATCAATCACATATTTTGATACAAAAGATGAGGCTATCGAGCATGGTATCAACTTGTTAAAAAAGTATAATCACAACACGCATGACGAAAAAACTCGCAATCAAGTGATGAATGATTTAACTATATATTCATATTACAATGAACTGATTTATACTTTTTTTGTTGGTGAAATTGGGGAAATAGCGTTTCCAGACGAAACCGACAGTCTGCTAGAGAACATAGCAGAGCGAGTATATGAAGTGGCTGGGGAGTATTCTGAGGGCTATTTGGACGATGTAACAGAAGAACACAGAGAAGAATTACAGAGTTTTATCTACAGGCGGGCGAAACAGCGTGGTTATTTACCTGAGTGCTTCCTAATAAGGGAAATAGAAGAGATTGATATAAGAAATTTTGAAGAGGTGTCGGAATGAGAATGTTTAAAGCAACTATTTATTATGTTGATGAGGAGTCGACAATTCGTGATGAATCAGATTTTAAAGACCACCTAGAATACATGTTTGAGCGATCGTATGGCATTACACACTTTGAAGACATAGACAAATCGAACGAATTCGAATGGGACGACGATATTGATATAAATTCTACGAAGGCTGGCAAGGAGACATACGAAAAATACTTTGATAAGAAGGTGTCGGAATGAACGAACAAGAAGCGAAAGCGATTGTGTTGGAGTGGTTGAAAGAACAGACAGGTAAAGCAGCCAGCCCATTAATTACTATAAACTATTTTGAAAACGACTTTTTTTCTTATGATTTACCTGGTGAGGTAGTACAGGCATACGATTCAATCAGCCGCCATACTGAATACGAACTTCTAGCCGAATTTGCAGCGTGGGGATTGAATGAGGGTGCAGCGAATGAGCAGTGAACCTTTAGGTAAGAAGACAATTACGGTAAATTTCTATAAACCCTCTGGAAAATGGTATGCAGGAGGGACAGCAGTAGTAAGTACCTATATCTTTGATGAAGAGGCATTCTTAGAGGAGATAGGAAAGACAAATACTTGTTTCAAGTGGGATTGGCGTAACAGTAGTTTTGACTTGGTCACTAATTATGAAAGTGACGACCCAGAAGATAGGTACTTCTGTAATTATTTATGGAAACTAGCGAAGGAGTGGGATTAAGTTGAGCAGTGAACTAGTGAAGAAGTTGGATGCGGAATGGCATAAATGGGACGACAGTACAAACAACAATTAAAACAGACAGTTTAGAAGTTTTTAGAAATAAACAAACAGGCACTATAGTAAGGGTTGAATACAATTTTTTTGATGAAAGTTCTCGACGAATATATGTCATTGATATATCCGAGATAGCTTACATCACATCTGAGCTGGTATCATGACAAATTATCACATCACCATTTCCGCTTATGAAAATATCATAAAACAAACGCTTATTGAATTTATAAAAAATGATGAAACAGATTTTAGTATTGTTGCAGAGGAGGTTGAATAACAATGACAAAACAAATCATCATAAACGAAGCAAACAGTTTACTTCACAGAAAAAGCAAAGAATTGAGTAAATCAATTATTAAAACACCAAAAGACCTTGAAAGATTCGCGATTGGTCTTGATAAATTATCGCAAGATATGTGGGACTATAAAAATGAATTGGAGGCGATTAAATGAGTATTTTTGCTGGCGATAAGGTCGAGGTACAGGATAGAACGGGTGTAGCTGAATTATGTGTCGACGGAGAGCAGTTTCATGTTCTGATGAATAACGATGGTTTGCTTACTGTTGAAGATGAAGACGGATTTTCATCCTTTAACATACCAGCAACTCAAGTCAAGAAAGTGAAAGTGGAAAGTGATGTTAAATTAATAAATGAACTACATGAACAATCAGATTCAGTAAGTTTTAGTTTATATGATGCTGATATAGATAAAGCTAAGTTGTTTGTATCTAATGTAAATAAGCCGCAGTATGACGAAAGAAACAATGTGAGATGGTATTCTGCATCAAAAGATAAAATAACCGCAACAGCATTTTTGAAAGGGGATGATTAAAATGTCAACATTATACTCAATTCAAGGAAAATATCAACAGTTGTTAAATTTAGCAGAACAGCTTGATCCAGAACTATTGAAAGATACCCTTGAAAGTATCGATGATGAACTAGAAACGAAAGCAGAGAATGTAGCATTTGTTATTAAAGAGCTAGAAGGTCAATCGCTAATCTTAGAAAAAGAAACAAAGCGTTTAGCTGAACGGAAAAATACTATTAATAATAATGTGAAGCGACTGAAACAATCGTTATTTGATGCAATGATAACTGTCAATAAGCAAAAAATTAAAACAAACTTATTCACATTAGATATCCGGAAGAACCCGCCAAGCCTCATTGTAGAAGACGAAAGCAAACTGCTGAATTACCTGATTGAACAACCAAAAAAATTAGATAAAACAAAATTAGGCGATGATTTGAAGAAAGGTATTGAGGTACCAGGTGCGAAAATTATTCAAACAGAAAGATTGCAAATAAGATAAGGAGGGGTTTTGTTGGAATTTATTCAATCGGAAGAAATGAAGAGGTCAGAGTATTTTAATATTATGATTTATGCCAAACCAGGTGCAGGTAAAACAACTACAATTAAATACTTAAAAGGTAAAACATTAATGTTAGATTGCGATGGCACGTCAAAAGTTTTAAGCGGGTTGCCTGATATCACAATTGCAACATTGAATCCTCGTAATCCCGTGCAAGACATGGCAGATTTTTATGGATATGCAAAAACACACGCGGATGAATACGACAATGTAGTAATTGATAATTTGAGTCATTATCAAAAACTGTGGTTAATGTTCAATGGAAGAAATACTAAATCAGGGCAACCGGAACTGCAACACTATGGAATATTTGACACACATTTAATAGATTTGATATCCGTGTTTAATAATTTACCAAACACAAATATAGTATATACCGCTTGGGAAAACACACGACAAATACAGATGGAAAGCGGACAGCTTTATAACCAATTTTTACCAGATATTAGAGAAAAGGTAGTTAATCATATTATGGGTATTGTTCCTGTAGTTGCAAGATTAATAAGAAATCCTGAGACAGGTCAGAGAGGCTTCTTACTCACAGAAAATAATGGTAATTTTGCAAAAAACCAGTTAGATAACAGAGAGTTTGCTTTGCAAGAAGACCTATTCAAAATCGGTGATGTTGATGCTGAAGCTTAGAGATTATCAAATCGATACAATCAACGAAGTAAGGGAGGCTTTTATTAGAGGGTGTAAACGTCCGTTAGTTGTTTCGCCCTGTGGTTAGGTTCAGGCAAATCGGTTATTTTAGCAGAGATTATTAGGCGAACCACAGAAAATAAAAATCATGTTTTATTCCTGGTACACAGGAAAGAATTGATTGATCAGATTCAAAATACACTCGAAGTGAGTGGGGTTGATATGAAACACGTCACTTTAGGAATGGTTCAGACCATTGTTAGACGGTTAGATCACACACCTCAACCAGAATTAATAGTCATTGATGAAAGCCATCACATCTTAGCGAACAGCTACAAAAAAATCATTGAATACTTTCATGAGGCACGAGTTATCGGATTTACGGCAACACCTGTCCGAATTAATGGCGGGGGATTAGGCGATATCAACGATACGTTGATTGAGAAAGTCAATGCCAAATGGTTGATTGAAAATAGCTTCTTATCACCTTATAAGTATTTTGCACCGGAAGTTATTCAAACAAGTAACTTAGACATCAAACGAACCGGGGAGTATGACATCACACAATTAGACGATCAGTTCAATCAACGAAAAGTATGGGGAGATGTCATCAAGCATTATCAAAAATTAGCCGACGGACAGCAAGCTATTCTTTACGCTTCTTCTCTCTATCAAAGCCAAAAAATGGCAGCTAGTTTTGAACAAGTGGGTATCACTGCAGCACATATTGATGGCAAAACACCAAAGGCGGAACGCGATCACATTATCCAACAGTTTCGAAATGGCGAGATTAAAGTGCTTTGCAACTTAGATTTAATTGGTGAAGGATTCGATGTTCCAGACTGTTCTACTGTGATTATGTTACGCCCGACACAGTCTTTGTCTCTCTACATTCAGCAATCTATGCGTGGCATGCGTTACCGTCCAGAAAAAACGTCCATCATCATTGATCATGTAGGCAATGTAAGTCGGTTCGGACTACCGGATATGGAACGCACATGGACGTTAGAACCGAAAAAAGGAAGTAATAGCAAGAAAGCAGAAGCACCAGTGAAAATATGTCCCGATTGCTTTATGACAGTCTTATCCAGCAATAAGCAATGTGAGCATTGCGGGCATGAGTTTAAAGTGGAAGCAAAACCGATCCAAATCGACGACGCAGCAGAACTTCAAGAAATTACTGAACCAATATTTCAAGTGGACTACAGTAGTCCGAACGATTGTAAAAATATGAAAGAACTATATGAGTATGCGAAGCAGCATAACTATAAGCGAGGGTGGGCATACCACCAAGGAAAAGTAAGAGGATTTATCAAATAAAAAAATCGAAAGAAGGAATTTAATTATGTTTAAAGTAGATCATAAGGATGTTTTCACAAATGGAGTAGAAAATGGTACGTATGAGGTGGTTTTATACAACGCAAATGAAGATGCGACAAAAAACGGAGCGGAGTTCATTAATATTGATTTAATTATCCGTAATGATGTAAATCAAAAATTCCAGAATGCGCATATTTTTCACCGAGTATGGAAAGCAAAAGCAACAAATGAATATAGTCAAACAGCATTAAATACAATCGCTAAAGCAATCCAATTACCTAACGGCAAAGATTATAATACATTGGATGAATTATTAAAAGACCTGTTAACTAAGACATGCCAAGTTACTGTGAAAAATGAAGAGTCTGAGTATAATGGTCAAATTTATAAAAATTTAAATGTGAAAGCGTGGGCTGAAAGTAAAATTACTGGACCATTACAACATGTATTTAAAAAGAAAGAAAATGAATTACCACCAGTGGAAGTAAACGAGAGTAATCTACCGTTCTAAGCAATGAGAGGAGCGCACAAACGTGTATGAACAAATTCCGGACGAATTAAAAAAATTAAAACAATGGTGCGCTTTTCAACTTGTTTGGGATGAAGAGCGTGGCAAAAATAAAAAGATTCCAATGAATGCAAACGATGGATCCTACGGAAATAGTGTTGATGAGCGGACTTGGGCAGATTTTGAAACTGCCCTTGATTCCCTCGAAAAATATCAATTTGATGGGTTAGGTTTTTACTTTAAGAAACCATATTTCGGTGTGGATATTGATGATATAAAGGATGAAATTGAAGATTACCTTTATGGTAATACAGAAAATATTGCTGGTGAATTTATTCAAACGTTGTCTAGTTACACAGAATACAGTGTGAGTGGGACAGGAATTCATATTATTGCAAAAGGCAGTTTTACGGAAGGTGGTCGGCGTAAAGGAAACATCGAAATGTACCCGGACGGTCGATTTTTCGTTATGACAGGTCAAGTAATTGATAACTACAGACAAGTCAATGAAGCGACGTCTGCAATACAATATTTGCATACGAAATACATTGGGACTAATGAAGTAAGACAAATAAATAATTTACAATCTACAGTTGATTTGCCTGTAAGTGATATTATTCAACGTGCTGAACGAAGTAAACAAGGCGCACAATTTAAAACACTTTACGACGGATTATGGGATGGATTATATCCCTCACAATCCGAAGCAGACTTAGCTTTTGCAAATATGCTGGCATTTTGGACAGGATGTAATGCAGAAAAAATGGACGAAATTTTCCGTTCAAGTGGTTTGTATCGAACAAAATGGGATCAAAAACGAGGAGCGCAGTTATATGGTGAAATGGTTCTTAATAAAGCAATTGCCAATACGTCAGAGGTTTATCAACCAGGAAGTGATTTAGAAGGTTACTCGATCACTGTGAAAAATCAGAATCGAACTGCTCGAAAAGTATATGGTTTAGATGATACTGGAAATGCAGAACGTTTCCGTGATAAATTTCATGACATTGTTCGTTTTTCATACATTAACAAAGGATTCTATTTCTACGATTCGAAAGTTTGGAAATATGACAACATAGGCGCTGTAAAAACACTTGTTGATGATGTGATCAAAGATATGAAGAGTGAGTTTGCTTACATGGAAAATGAATCAGATGCAGAAAAAGCATTTATGAAACATTTAAAAGCAACAAGAAGCAACAAAGGTAAAACGAATATGTTAAAAGAAGCACAACATTTAATGCCAGTTTTGCCTGATGAATTCGATCGCTACAAATATTTTTTGAACACACAAAACGGATATATCAATTTGCAAAATGGAGAACTTATCAATCATGACAGGCAAAAAATGTTTACAAAAATTAGCAACATCGAATATACAGATAAAATTGATGCGCCACTTTGGCAAGCGTTTTTAAAGGATATTTTTGCTGGTGATAAAGAGTTAATCGATTATATTCAAAAAGCAGTCGGTTATTCATTATCAGGATCCACGTCAGAGCAAGTCATGTTTATCCTTTTCGGCAATGGGCGAAATGGGAAATCGGTTTTTCTTGATATTATCAACGATATTTTTGGTTCCTATGCGACCAACATCCAGCCACAGACAATCATGGTCAAACAGCAGTCTAGTAATGCAAACAGTGATATTGCCCGTTTACATGGCGCCAGGTTCGTTACAACCACCGAACCAAATGAGGGTGTACGTTTAGATGAAGGACTAGTTAAACAGCTCACAGGTGGCGACAAGGTCACTGCACGACACTTGTATAAGGACGAATTCGAGTTTACACCCGAATTCAAAATCTGGATGGCAACCAACCATAAACCAATTATCCGAGGGAGAGACGATGGAATATGGCGAAGATTACACTTAGTACCGTTTACCGTGAAGATACCCGATGAAAAGGTAGACAAGCAGTTAAAGTATAAACTTCGAAGTGAACTCACTGGAATATTGAATTGGGCGGTCGAGGGCTTTCTTAAATGGCAACGAGAAGGTTTAGGAATGCCGAAAGCTGTCGAAAATGCTAGCTCTGAATATAAATCAGAAATGGATGTTATTACTGCATTTATTGAAGACTGTTGCGAAACAGGCGAGAACAAACAGATCAATGCTAAGACTCTCTACGAAACATATAGAGAGTGGGCAAAAGATAATGGACAGTATCTAATGAGCAGCACGAAGTTTGGTAAGGAAATGGGATTGAAGTTTGAGAAGAAGAGGAGTAAAAAAGGTTATAAATATACAGGCGTTTGTTTAAATGATGAATATTTCTCTTTAAAGTTGAATTTTTAGGGGTGTATAGTTTGCACTAACCATACACCCTATCAAATCCATTGTGCCGCAACGCATTTAACTGTATTTAAGATGAAAGGGTGTATAGTTTGTACCATTTTCCATAAACTTCTCTATAAAAATTTTTCCTAGGAAACTTTTCTATATTTACTATCAACTATACACCATTATAAAAAAAGTATTAATAAAGTAAGTAATAGCAATGGGTTTAGAGGGTGTATAGTTTTGGTCAACTATACACCAACCATACACCTTTTAGCTAATAATTTAGCACTTTTTAACCAACACATAACATACGTTCGTATTTTTGACCAAAGGAGTGATCTAATGACAGCAGAAATGGATATACAGAATTCTATACGCTTAGCCTTAGCAAAAAAAGGACATTATGTTTTCAGAGCCAATGTGGGAAAAATTAGAATGCCGAATGGACGTATTTTTGACACAGGTTTGCCAAAGGGTTTTCCAGATTTATTCGGTTTTCGCGGGACGGATGGAAAAATGTTCTTTATTGAAGTGAAAAATGAAATCGGGAAGTTAAGGCAAGAGCAGAGAAACTTTCAACAAGCAATGGAAATTACACCTGCTATATGTGGAGTAGCTAGGAGTGTAGAAGAAGCATTGAAGATTGTGGAGGGATTACAATGAAAAGATTTCTTGTTATATGTGGAAATCAAGCAGAAACTAAATATGAATTTGAAGAATTTATACAAAGTAAAGAAAAATATGTTACGAGTGTAAATAATAATGAATTTATTGTTGAATTAGGAAATGAGAAATATATATTTACAGACCTTGGTAATTTAAAGAGTTTCTCAAAATTGAAATTTAATGGTTTTGCATTTGGAAAACTATTATCTAGGAGACATAGTCCTGGAAAAATTGAAATGTTGTTGGATTTTTGGAGGAGATAATTTTGTTTACCCATATTCGAAAATTGATAAGCAAATGGAACGGTAAACAAGATGTTTATATTGAACAAATGAGTCGTGAAGGAACAATCCAATTTAACAAGGAGGAGACTATGAAACTATATCATACAGAAACACAAGAAGAGTATAATGCGTTGATGGTATACGTGGAGAAAAAAGGATATGAATGGAATACAAAAGAAAAACCTACAGAATACAATTGTTGGAACATTTTTAAGAAGAAAACTGTAATAGTAATAGAATATGATATTAATTTAGGTTTTGCGTCAAAAGAATATTGTGAAAGAGTATATCCTGATACACCAATCAAAAAATACAAAGCAAAGCAAGATAAAGTTGCAAAGTATCACGATGACGCTGCAAATGTCGCGAAGGCAATGTCTGCCATCGGAGTATCTATGGAAAACGAAAATAACGACAAAATAAACAATCCTGCACATTACACAGTAGGAGGTATTGAAACGCTTGACTACATTAAAGCAAAAGTAAAGGATTATCCGAGTTATGTTGCTGGGAACATACTTAAATACGTTTCGCGTTATGAACATAAGAATGGCATTGAAGATTTAAAGAAAGCGCAGTTTTATTTGAATGATTTAATTGAATGGATGGAGAGTAAATGATGGAGGAATATGTAAATATCGGTTTAGATAAATATGAAAGGTTAAAAATGTTTGAAAATGATAAATACGAAAAAGATGCTAAGGAATTTCTAAAACAGTTTACTAACTTCACAACGATGTTTGGAAATCAAAATGAAGAGTATTACACGGCGCATGTCAACAAGGAAGAACTGAAAAAACTAATTGAACAAACATTAGGCAAAACGTGTGAGATAGAATTTTATTAGGAGAGTGATTAAATGTCAAAGCGATTACGTAAAGCGCAATATAAACTTATTGAAGATGAATTAAGATTTTATCATTCTACTAAAAAAGAATTGATGGAAAAGGAAGTTAATGTAACACTGGGCGCTTGGCATAGAGAATACATTGACGAGAACCAAGGTGGTGGTAGTGCAGGGAATATTAGTAATGAAGTGGAAGATCGTGTGATGTTACTGCAAATGGATAAAGAAATAAGTAGATTAAAGAATATTATAAATGCAATTGAGTCTGTGCTTAATAGATTGAATGACGAGGATAAACAATTGATTCAGTTTAGATACTGGGACAGAAGCAAACCAACTTGGGTATGGATTGCCAGTAAGTTGAATATGGATGAGAGTACAGCTAGAAGAAGAAACAAAACAATCATCCTTTCAATAGCTGAAAGATTAGGATATTAAAATATATTGCCCGTTTAACGCCCGTTTTGAACAATAAAATAAGTTTATTATAGTATTATAGGCAGGGCCTATTAAAAATGAAAGTCGAGGGGACTATATGAATTTAGTTAGGTGTTGGGAATGCGGGCAATACATTTCGCAAGAAGCTTCGGTCCATTTCAGAGATTTGTCTGGAGGTAGAAACTTATGCGTTGAATGCCAACATAAGTATCGACAAAAAATAGAAGAAAAGAAAAAAGAATATATTGCGCACAAAATCGAAGCAACGCTTGAAAGAGCAATACATCTTATAGAAAAGCAAGAACAGTGTAGTATGAAAATGGAAGAATACCTTGACCCATATAACACTGTAGTCCAATTTTATAGAAATGACAGTACCAAGTTTGATTCTGCTCATGAAGTAATGGCTTGTACCGAATTGTTAAGAAATCAGATTAAAGTAAGAACACAACAAAAAATAGGACGCAAACGAGTAGATTTTATTTTACCGGACATGAAGATTGTGTTGGAGATTGATGGAGGGCACCATCGTTTTAGGATTGGTAAAGATTCGGAACGAGATATATTTATTCTTAATACTTTGAATAAATCTGAACATGGTTGGGAGATTATTAGAATACCAACTAGATTTATTGAACAAAACATTAGACGTCTTGTTCCTGCTATTAAAGCGTTATACAAAGAACGTCAAGAACTAAGAAATAAACACAATGGGTTCATTCCGTCTTATTACTCAAGAACAAATAAGATGTCTCACATATCAGCGATTAAAGGCGTTGCTTCAGATAATGAAATTGAAGTAATGGAACAAGAAGTGCTAGACGGAACTGAAGATCTATAATCACATGATGATATAGCAGGAGGTTGCTATATTGCCGGACAGAGGCTTTGTATCTGATCGTTGGTCTTAATGGGAGACGCATCTCATTCCAACTTCACTAGTCCCAACAAGAACACCTTCTTGTTCAATCTCAATACTCGTGGCGAAATAGGTAACCGCATCAGTAATGTTCTACAAGAAGTCATGCACACTCGTTATAGACTCTAGCATCTGGCGTGTGTGTAAATAGAAACTATGCTAGTAAACTGTTGACTTCCTGCAAGGTGCAAATCCTTGCCGAGTATATAGATCCAGTCTATAGAACCTCAGCCTACGGGTATTAGCAAGATAATGAGGTAAAGACAAGACGAAGACGTTCGTCACCGTAGAAGTCCAACTGGTTTTATAACTACGGATACATAGAACAATGAAGTCCAGCACATTCGTGTTGGGCTTTTTATATAGGGGTGGATTAATGCTAACACAAGCAGAACGTCATACATTCTATAAGTCAAAGGCATGGGTAAGCATACGTAAAGAAGTATTAAAGCGTGATAACTATGAATGTCAAGAGTGTAAGAGGCAAGGTAAGGTGTTTACTGATTATCATGACCCAGACAAGCACAAAAGACTCGATGTGGACCATATCAAGGATTTAGAACATCATCCTGAACTAGCGCTTGATATAGATAATCTCACTACTCTGTGTGTAAAGTGTCATAACAAAAAACATAATCGCTTTCAATTTAGAAGGAAGATAAATAAATGGGTGAATGATGAACGATGGTGACACCCCCGGGTCAAAGGTTTGCGCTTTAATTTGGCTCTGGGGAACGGTGTGGGGGTCTTCTCCGCAGAAATATTAAAAAGTCTCATGAAGGAGGGAGGGTTGAAAGTGGAATATAACATAAAGAAATTGGAAAAAGAATTGTTATCAAATATTGATACTACTAGTCAGAAAGAACTCGAAAAAGTTAATCGTTATATTAATTTAATACGTATATATTACGAGTTAGACAAAAGCATTGAAGTGGATGGTGCTGTTGTTGTCACTGAAAACGGCTCGCAAAAATTCACGAAAACTAATCCAGCAATACAAGAAAAAAATCGAATCAACACTTCATTATTATCTATTGAACGCTCTTTTATATTCAAAGGCGAAAATGATAATCAAGATGGTAGTGACTTGATATGATATCAAATAAACACGTTGTTAACTATATACAGTCGTATGAAAGTGGAAAAATACTACTCAATAAAGAACGAATCGATCTAATAAATTACTTGCAAGAACATGTTCTTAGTAGAGATGATATATATTTTGATGAGACGCAGATAGAAAATTATATTGCTTTTAGTGAAAAATGGTACTTTCCTTTGGATAACTGGGAAAAGTTTATTGCACCATTTGTTTTTTTATATTTTAAAGAAGACAATGAACTTTTTTATGAAGAGTTCTTCGTAACCCTTGGTCGCGGTGGCGGTAAGAACGGGTTTATAAGTACATTATCAAATTATTTTATAAGCCCGCTACATGGGATTAACAATTACGATGTTTCGGTAGTGGCGAATTCCGAAGATCAAGCGAAAGTTAGTTTTAAAGAAGTATTTAATACAATAGACGGAAATCCTAAATTGGAAGGCAGCTTTGACGCGTGGAAAGCACAGATTATTGGCAAAGGAACCAACAGTGTTTTTAAATTTCAAACGTCAAATGCAAAAACTAAAGATGGTGGTCGTGAAGGCTGTGTTATTTATGATGAAACACATGAATATGAAGATAGACAAATAATTGATGTATTTTCTGGAGGACTTGGTAAAGTCGCAAATCCCAGAGAATTTTTTATTGGCACTAATGGATTTGTGAGAGCGGGATTTTATGACAAGTTGGAAGAACGTAGTAAAGCAATTTTAAGTGGTGAAAATCTTAACGATCGCATGTTTCCTTTTATTTGTAAGCTAGATAATCCAGAGGAAGTCAAGAATGAAGATATGTGGGAAAAAGCAAATCCTGCTTTTGAAAAGCCATTAAGTCCTCGTTCTAAACGCTTACTAAATAAAGTTAGAAAACAATATGAAGCATTAACGAACAATCCAAGTGGCAGAGAAGCGTTCATGACTAAGCGAATGAACCTTCCAGAAGTAGATTTGGAAAAGGTAGTAGCCCCTTGGGAGGACATTCTCGCAACTAACCGGGAAATGCCAGAACTTCAAAACCGAGCTTGCATTGGTGCATTTGACTATGCAAGCGTTAAGGACTTCGCAGCTGTTGGATTGCTGTTTCGTGTAGATGACGATTACATTTGGAAAACCCATTCTTTTGCTAGAAAAGGATATTTGGATGTTGCAAACCTTAAACCACCTATCAAAGAATGGGAAAAACAGGGATTACTGACGATTGTTGATGAACCTACAATCGACCCCCGTCATGTTGTCAATTGGTTTGTTGAAATGCGAGAAAGATACGGTATTCAAAAAGTAATTGGAGATAATTTCCGAATGGACCTGATGCGTCCATTGTTTGAAGCAGAAGGATTTGAACTGGAGATTATTAGAAATCCACGTGCAGCTCATAGTTTGCTAGCTCCGCGAATTGAAACACTATTTGCTAATCATCGCATTGTATTTGGAGATAATCCGTTAATGCGTTGGTATACAAATAATGTTGCAGTGAAAATCAAATCGGATGGAAATAAAGAGTATCTAAAAAAAGACGAGCACAGACGTAAAACTGATGGATTTCAGGCTTTTGTCCATGCTCTTTGGCGTGCGGATGAAATAGAAGATATGGATGTAGAAGAGGTATTGAACATGCTTAACGCGATTGCATTTTAAGCTGAATAACTATAGACCTAAATGTTTGGATATGGTGGAAAGTGCATACTTTCCTGCTAGTTCCGCAGTAACTAACAGCGAAGCGGAAGCAACTTTGTCAGCTATTTGTTTTACTTTTTTCCATGATTCGTTGTCTCTGATATTATCTAAAAATAAATGACCTTGCCAGGTAATAGCTTCTATTGAAACATCGTATTTAGAACCCGACTGTAGGAAAGTTCTAGTTGTTAAGAAACCAGCTTCGCTTAACTTTTCTATACAGTAGTTTACGTCATCTGAACCAAATTGCTTGTGTGCATTAAAGTCTAATAATTGATCATAGGCTAAATATCCACCATAAGGCATTCTTTCTTCTATATCTAGCATAACTTGACGAACGCAGTCTTGATTTAAACGCAATATAATCACCTCCCTATTTTGAGGTGATTATATCACAAGGAGGTGATAAATTGGGACTCTTTACAGAACTATTTAAAAGAAACAAAGAAATTGAGTGGATGTGGGATTTGGACTTTTTAGAGGACAAAACTACCAAAGTCTACTTAAAGAAAATGGCTTTAAATACATGTGTAAAACATATAGCCAGAACCATTGCAAAATCTGATTTTAGGTTAAAAAACGGGGAAATTAGTGTGCGGGATAAATTGTACTATAAGTTAAACGTTCGCCCAAACACAGATATGAGTTCAAGTACTTTTTGGGAGAATGTTATTTATAAGCTAATCTATGATAATGAGTGCTTAATTGTCCTTTCAGATACGGATGATTTTTTAATTGCTGACAGTTATGTAAGAAAAGAATTTGCGTTTTTTCCAGATGTTTTCGAAGGTGTCACAGTGAAAAATTATTGTTACGAGCGAAAGTTTAGCATGGATGATGTTATTTTCTTAGAATATGGAAATGAACGATTGTCGGCATTCACGGATGGGATGTTCGAGGATTATGGAGAGTTGTTTGGAAAAATGATTCGCGCACAAATGCGTAATTTTCAAATTCGTGGAGCTGTAAATTTCAAAATGGCTGGTTTGGCAGATAAAGATAAACAAACAAAACTGCAAGAGTACATTGACAAAATTTATGCGTCGTTTAACAACAATGAAATTGCTATTGTTCCTCAATTGGAAGGTTTCAATTATGAAGAATTTGGAGCAACGAGTGTAAACAGTAGTCAAAACTTTGATGAAGTTAAAAAGCTCCGAAAGGAAATGATTGATTATTTGGCAAGTGTTCTCGGCATTCCTTCTGCTTTGTTGCATGGTGACATGGCAGATTTGAGTAACAATATGAAAGCTTATATGGAATATTGTATTGATCCTCTCACTAAAAAGCTAGAAGATGAATTAAACGCTAAATTATTTACTTCCAACGAGTTTTTAGCAGGTGAACATATCAAAATCATACACAAAAAAGACATTATAGAAAATGCAGAAGCTGTAGATAAGTTGGTTGCCTCTGGTTCATTTAATCGTAATGAAGTTCGAGAATTATTGGGCGCTGAACGAGTAGATAATCCGGAATTAGATAAATATTTAATTACTAAAAACTATCAGTCAGCTGATGAAGGAGGTGAGAATGAATGAAGTTGGAGATTAAAGGAACGATTATTTCAAATAATCAAAAATGGATTTATGACATGCTTGATATGGAAAGTACTAGCCCAAGAGACATCGTTTTACCAGAAAACAATGAACCGATTGATGTAATTATCAATTCTGGCGGTGGTGATGTATATGCTGGTAGTGAAATTTATACTACATTGAAAGGATATAACGGAACTGTAAATGTGAAAGTTGTAGGTATAGCTGCTAGTGCGGCTTCGGTCATTGCGATGGCAGGAGATAAAGTGGAAATTAGTCCCACAGCCCAAATTATGGTGCATAATGTCGCTTCCGGAGTATTTGGTGATTATCGAGATCTTGAACATGAAGCAAAAGTTTCAAAAGGTTTCAATGTATCTGTGGCAAATGCTTACATGGACAAGACTGGAAAGAACATGGACGAACTATTAAACCTTATGGGCGAAACTACTTGGTTTAACGCACAACAAGCAGTAGAAGCTGGCTTTGCTGATGAAGTAATGTTTTCTAATGAAAAAGCACCGCAGTTAGTTGCTAGTCTCTCGCCGGTAATCCCACAGGATGCAATTGAAAAAATCATAAATAACATAAAACCGCCGCAGTTAGATATCGATGCAATTGTAGGAAAAGTAATAAATCAGTTAGAACAATCAAATGATAAAGAAGAGAAACCGAAAAAGGAAAATATACATCCTTTCAAACGGTTTCTTTTTTAATACCCAAAAATAGGAGGAAATAAATTATGACTATCAAATTAAAAAACAACCTTGTAAATTATGAGGAAAAACGAACAGCTTTTGTCAATGCTGTTAAAAACGAAGAGACACAAGAAATTCAAAACAAGGCTTATGTGGAAATGGTAGATGCGATGGCTGCTGATATTATGGACCAAGCCAAGAAAGAAGCACGTCAAGAGGCAGACCAGTATATTTCAGCTAGCCGAACAGACAAAAATATCACGAATGAAGAAATTAAATTCTTCAATGATATTAATAAAGAAGTTGGTTACAAAGAAGAAACATTGCTACCACAAACAGTCGTTGATGAAATCTTTGAAGATTTAACAACTGAACATCCTTTCCTTGCATCTATTGGAATGCGCACGACTGGTTTACGTACTAAGTTCTTAAAATCCGAAACTAGTGGCCTTGCTGTATGGGGCAAAATCTTTGGTGAAATCAAAGGACAATTGGATGCTACATTCAGTGAAGAAGAATCTATCCAGAATAAATTAACCGCTTTTGTAGTAGTTCCTAAAGACCTTGAAAATTTTGGACCTGTATGGGTGAAACGTTTTGTAGTTACTCAAATTGAAGAAGCGTTCGCAGTGGCGTTGGAAAGCGCGTTTATTATTGGCGATGGTAAAGATAAACCTGTTGGTCTAACTCGCAAAGTTGGAAAAGGAACTAACGTAGTAGATGGTGTATATCCAGAAAAAGTTGCATCCGGAACACTGACATTTGCTAGCTCTAAGATAACTGTTAATGAATTAACAGATGTATATAAATATCATTCCGTAAAAGAAAATGGCAAGCCGCTAAATGTAGCTGGTGAAGTTACGTTACTAGTCAATCCTACAGATGCATGGGACGTTAAAAAACAGTACACAAGCTTAAATGCAAACGGTGTGTATGTGACTGCGTTGCCTTACAATTTAAATATCATTGAATCATTATTCGTTCCAGAAAAGAAAGCTATTTCTTATGTAGCAAAACGTTATGATGCACTCATTGGTGGAGCCTTGAATATTTCTACTTTTGATCAAACGCTTGCATTTGAAGATCTTAACTTGTATGCTGCAAAACAATTTGCGTATGGTAAAGCTAAAGACGAAAAAGCTGCAGCTGTGTGGACATTAAATATCAAACCAACAGATCAAACTCCGGAAGGGTGATTGTAAATGGCTAAATTTGAAGTATTAAAGAAATTCAAAGACAAAGAAACAAAAGAAGTATATGAAAAAGGAACCGAAATTGAATTGACTGTAAAACGTGCAGATGAAGTCGCTGACAATTTGGGAGTTTCTTTTTTAAAACGACTGGATGAACCAAAAAAAGATAAAAAAAAGTAGGTGCTGTACATGGAAGTATCAGATGACCTTCTTAAAAAATTTAAAGAGCGTATGCATATTTCTCACAATAGCGAAGATAGCAATCTAAAAGAGTTGCTATCTTTTTCTATTGCTGATTTACAAGAAAAATGCGGGCTGTTTAATGTAGATGAACACTTTAGGGCAAGAGAATTGGTCATTGAGCGTACTAGATACGCGTATAATGATTCGATAGAATTCTTTAATGAAAACTTTCAATCACAAATAACTAGCTTAGGCTTCTCTCTCTATTTAGTTGAAAGTGGTGAATCTGATGAAGTTTCAGTTTAAACCTCAAAAAGTTCAGAGTGGCGATTTACGTACTCCGGTTGTTTTTTTTGAATATCAGCCGGTAAATGGTCCTGAACCAGGTGAAATAGAAAAAGTAAATCTATTCGAATGTTTTGCAGAAGTTTATAAACCATCCATGAAAGATTTAGAAATTTTACATGGCACGGGAACAAAAGAAGCTGTCACAATTAATATTCGAGACACTAAAGGTGAGTATACAGTTAGTAACAAACATTATGTAGAAATATTAGATTATCGCTATTTGGGCAAAAGATTTAATGTGATTAATGTTAGCCCAGACTTGCAAAGTAATAGCTTTGTAAATGTGCTTCTGGGGGTTCAAACATGAGTGTAGAAGTTACTGGAGTAGAAGAGTTGGAAAGACAGTTAGTTAATTTATTTGGACGAGAAAACTTGCCACAATTAGTAGACCCTGCTCTAATTGCAGGCGCAGCCCTTGTTGCAAAAACACTTAAAAGTGAATTTGTTCAATTTAAAGATACAGGTGCATCGATTGATGAGATTAATATAGAAAAACCTTCGTATGACAAAGGGGTAAGAAGTATAAAGATTGACTGGAAAGGTCCTAAAGACAGGTACAAAATAATTCATCTCAACGAATATGGTTATACAAGGAATGGTAAAAAAATCACACCAGCAGGAACAGGTAGTGTTGCCAGGTCAATAAGAATATCTGAAAGAGCTTACAGGGCAATTGTACAGAAGAAAATAGGTGATAAATTATGATTGATATTTTGAACATCATATATACGACATTAAGTAAAAACGATATCATTCACACTACTTGCGAAGAGAGAATTAAATATTATGATTTTCCAAGCACGGGTGATTCTAACAAAACTTTCTTGTTAATCATTCCTTTGGATGTTCCAGTACCTACGAATTTTTCTAGTAATGAGTCAACATGGGAAGATTTTTTAGTACAAATCGATGTACAATCTGACAATAGATTGACAGCTAAACAAATACAAGAAGAAGTTAGAAAAGAAATGAAACGAATAGGTTTTGGGCAACTCGCTGGTGGATTAGATGAATATTTCCCAGAAACAGGGCGGTTTGTAGATGCACGAAAATACAGTGGATTGCCATACAAGCTATATCAATAAAAATAATAGGAGTGAAATAAATGATTACAACAATCGGATTTGAAAAAGCGACTTTCGGTATTTTTGATGAAAAAGACGAAAAAGTAACAAAAAAAGTAGAAGTAAATGGTAAGAATAAAAAAGGTGGTACGGTTGAAGCGGATATTTCTGGTCTTGATGCGGAAGCTATTAAAGTTTTTGCATCCAATGGTCCGTACTACATTTCCAAAAAAGGTTCTGGCGATGTTAAGCAAACGATTGGTATTATGGAACTACCTTTCGAATTAGGACAAGCGTTGTTAGGCCGTCAAAAGAATGCAGATGGTATTGTAACTGTAGGGAAAAACACTGCTCCACCATATGCATCTTGCGTGATGGAAAGTGAAACATTGCGAGGGGAACCGGTATTCTTTGCTTTACTAAAAGGAAAATATGGACAAGATGGTGTTAAATTAAACACATCTGAAGACAAACCAAAAGAACCAGAAGCAACTAGTCTGACTGGTGAATTTGTTTATAATGATGCTGGGGACGTTTTCGCGATGGCTGTGGGCGAAGAATTCCGAGATAAAATTTATAACATGGCTTTTCCTGGTTTTGTTGAAACACCAGTAGTACCAGAAGGATAAAAATTTTAAGAGTAGGATTTCACCTACTCTTTTTTTGTTGACCAAAATCATAAAAAAGGTGGAGAAAATAGTGATTAAACTAGAAATATTTAATAAAAAAGAAAAAAAGAAAGAGCTATATGAGAGAGAAGATACATCTGTAATTGAATTAGAAGAATATTGGAAACTACAAGAAAAAATTAGAGAATACATCAATACTTCTGACGATCCAAAGAAAACGACAATTTTGGAAATGCAGTTAAAATTTATTGTGAAATTATTTGATGATGAAAATATTACAATAGATTTTCTTAAAAAAAATATTCCTTCCAAAAAATTAAACGATACTTTGGTGTCTGTCTTTCGGGAGATTTCACCAGATGAGTACGAGGATGAAGATGGTGGAGATGAGGAAGCAAAGTAATAACGCTTACCGAGTTTTTGTCCGATCTCGATGCAATTAGGCGTTACTGCATGAAAGAGTATGGCTGGACAATTCGAGAAACAGATAATCAAGAGTATAAGAAGTTATGTCGTCTGATAATCGAAAAAGAAGAAGCAAAATCAGAAAACAACAAAGTTTCACTTGTTGACTTTGTATCACAATATCAAGATGTCAATTTAGGGAGGGGGTAAATAATGAATAAACTTCAAGGATTGTCGATTAACCTAGACCTAGATGCTACTAGAGTGGACGAGGGAATGAAAGGGTTGAAGCGGACCATCGGCTCTGTGAATAGCGAAATGAAAGCGAATCTTTCGGCGTTTGGTAAGGGAGAAAAAACCTTATCTCGTTATGAAACAGAGCTAGATGGTCTTAATAAAAAGTTATCTGTTCAAAGCAAAATGGTTTCTCAAACTAAAAACGATTTTAAAGATTTAGAAAAACGAAATGCTTCTTTAAATGGAGAGTTGAAAGAGTCTAATAAAACGTTAACTGAGTCAAAAAAACGTTTTGAACAGCTTTCTAAATCTGGCAATGCAACTGAAAAAGAATTAAAAGAAGCGGAAAAAGAAGTCAACTCAAATCAAAAAGCGTATAACAAACTTAACAAAGAACTACAACAAATGCCAAAAGCTTTATCAGCTGGACAAAAAGCAGTAAACAATGAAGTTGCAAATTACAATAATTTGCAAAGAAAGATTGATACTACGACAGAATCTTATAAGAAATTCAAGAGAGAGCAAGCTGTTAAAAGTTCACCGTGGGGAGCGGTGACTCAAGATTTAGACAAGTATCAAAAAAAGTTAAATGAAACAGGTGATAAGCTTGTCGCCTTCGGGAAAAAAGGAAGTTTGTATATGGCACCTGTTGCGTTTGGTTTAGGTTTTGCTACCAAAAAAGCGGCTGATTTTGAACAACAAATGTCGAATACTCTTTCTGTTATGTCACCTGGCGAGGTAAATCAATATAAAGATGCATTGAGAGAACTCGCTATTCAACAAGGTACAGATACGAAATACTCCGCCTTAGAAGCCGCACAGGCACAAGAAGAACTTTTAAAGGCAGGTCTTTCAGTTAAAGATGTTATCAATGGCGGATTGTCTGGAGCGCTTTCATTAGCAACAGCGGGTGAGTTAGATTTAGCTTCAGCGGCAGAAATTGCAGCTACAGTTTTAAATGCGTTCAAGGATGATAATTTGAGCGTGGCGGATGCGGCAAACATTCTAGCTGGTGCAGCAAATGCTTCTGCCACAGGTGTAGAAGAAATGAAGATGTCTTTACAACAAGTTTCTGCTGTTGCCAGTGGCGTTGGTCTCTCATTTGACGATACATCAACAATGTTAGCAGTATTTGCGCATAATGGTTTAAAAGGTTCTGATGCAGGTACCTCTCTAAAAACGATGCTACAAAGGTTGCATCCTACAACAAAAGCGGCATGGCAACAATTTGATGCTCTTGGGTTAAGCATTGTGGACAATGAAACTGCTATGAAAGTATTGCAAGAAAATGGTGTTAAACCACTCTCGAATGATACAGATAAATTAATGGGACAAATTCAAGATTTAGCTAAAAGTTTGGCAGGTCCAAAGGCAAGTGCTTCTAAAGTTAACAAAGAATTTGAAGAATTGACCGTTGCCACTGGCGCAGTCCACTCCGCGTTTTATGATACAAACGGGGAATTAAAATCAGCAGAAGAAATATCTGGTCTATTGCAAAGCAGTCTAAAAGATTTGAGCTCCGAACAGCGTAGTGCAGCGCTAGGTGCTATGTTTGGCTCCGATGCAGTTCGTGCTGGGAATATTGCTTATCGTGAAGGCGCGGATGGAATAAAGAAAATGCGCACTGAAATGGGAAAAGTAACTGCTGATGACGTAGCTAAAATGAAAATGGATAATCTGAAAGGTACTATTGAAGAAATTTCTGGTGCAATTGAAACCTTCGCAATAAGTATTGGAACATCATTGACTCCGGTATTACGTGGTCTAGGAAAGTACATTCAAAAAGCAGCTGATTGGTTTAATGGCTTGAATGATAGTACTAAAACGGTTATCTCTACAGCAGGTGTAGTTGCGGTAGCGATTCCGGTTGCTGGACTAGCATTTGGATTTATTGCAAAAGGAGCAGCGGCTGCTATCTCACCTGTAAAGAAATTAACAGCAGCGTTAGCAGAAAACTCTGTTGCTGCTGGAACTAATGCAGCGACTACGCAACTTGCTGGAAACGCTTTGCCGGTAGCTGGAGGGAAAGGTAAAGGTTTCTTAGGTAAAGCTGGCTCGTTTTTTAAAGGAAGCAAAGGAACAAAAGCGCTATCTACGGCTGATATGGCTGGTGATATTGCGAGTTATAGCAAATTCGGAAAAATTGGAGCTGGTTTGAAAGGTATTGGAAAGGTACTGCCTGGGCTAGGAATTGCATTATCTGCAACACAACTTATTGGTATTAATAAAAAAAATGCAGGGGATAAAGCTGGTAGTGCTGGCGGAAGTTTAGCGGGAGGCGCAGCTGGTGCGGCAATCGGAACAGCAATTGCTCCTGGAATCGGAACCGCGATAGGTGCGGCAATTGGAGGTATTGCTGGAACTAAATTTGGACAGGCGTTTGGTAAAAAAATACAGAAGGAAATACCTGAATATAAAGCTAAATTTGATTTAATTTGGGAGGCACTTTCATTCTCAGCAAAAGAACATCCTATTCTATTGAATCCAGTTAATCAAATTAACGATCAAATTAAAATGGCAAAAGCGGGGTATGCAGCTATAAAAGATGTGTTTGCTAATCCTTTGAAAACGGATATTTCCGGAAAAGGTATTAGTAAAGATACAGCAAAAAATGTAAATTCTTATAAAACTATGTCTCAAAACGCAATCTCTGAATTGAAGTATTTAGAAATGTCTGGGGATGTAATCACTAAATCAACATCTGCTAAAATTAGCAAAAATTATAATGGGATGGTTGTACTAGTCGAGAAATCTTTTGAGAAGACTAAAAAAAATTCTGATAAGAATTTAAATACTTTGTCAAAAAATGGATTATTAGCAGAGCATGAAATGATTCAAATTCAATTAGAACAAAAAAGAAATCAAGATAACAAATTAGATGAAGTAAAGAAAAACAATGAACAAATTCAAAAGCTAAACAAAGATATGGCTACTAAAAATGCTGATATAACAAAGAAAGAGAAAGCGGACATAAAAGCGATTAACGACAAGGCTGCAAAGGAAGGTAGAGTATTAACCGCCTCAGAGGAGCAAAAAATTACAACTATCAAACGTAATGCTGCAAATCAACGAAAAGCTAGTAATCAAAGTTATAGCAATCAAATACAAACAATTGCTAAAAAACAAGAAACAGCAGTGGTTAGTTCTTTGAGTAAGTCTGCAAAAGAGCAAAAATTAATTTTAGGAAAACTGAAAGACAGTAGTGGGAAATTAAGTACAGAACAAGCTTCAAAAGTGGTTAGCGAATCGAAGAGAGCAAAAGATGAAGCAGTAAAAGAAGCTAACAAGAAATATAAGGATGTAGTTGCTGCTGCTGACAAAGAATATTATGTGAATGGAACTATTACGAAAAAGCAACATGATGATATTGTAAAAAAAGCTAGGAGCCAAAAGAATAAAACCGTAAAAGCGGCAACTGAAATGCATGAACAAGTAGTCAGTCAAGCTCAATCACAAGCTACTGGTCATTTAAACCAAGTTGACTGGGAAACAGGTCAATCATTATCGAAATGGGATAATTTTAAAGTTAATTTAGCGGGTGTGATTAACTCTGTCACCGGTGGAATAAATAAAGTATTAAAATTCTTTAGTTTACCTACCATACCAGAATGGAAGCCAAAAGGTTATAATAATGACACAAAAAAAATAAATACTAGCAAAAGAACCTCATATGGTAGTCAGTTAGCAATGGATTACACAGGTTCTAACAATGCATCCGGACAAATCATGGCTGGCGAAGAAGGATTTGAGATTGCATATAATAAACGCAAAGCACAAGCTCAGATTTTAGGTGCGAATGGTGCAGAAATAACGCATGTTGCGCCAGGTACTAAAATTTTGAATCATGCAGATTCGAAAAAAGTCATGCAAGGTGGACTTGGTAAAACATTACCTGGGTTTGCAAGTGGCAATTCAACGATCAATGATTTCTTAAGTGACGCTTGGAATGGGACAAAAGCGGTAGCTGGAAAAGTAGTTGATTTTTCTAAAAAAGCTTTTGACTGGGCAGCGCATCCTATCAAAAATTTAAATAAACTTTTTGGTGGCTTGTCTGTTGGCGTTAAAATGGGTAACGATGGTAATTTAGGTTCTGACATGCTGAACTATTTAAAAAACAGTATCGGCGCACCTTTGGAGAAAATGCTATCTGGTTTTAAAGAAACTGCGCCAGTGGCAGGACCGGCTGGGAAAGGTGCTTCGGCGTGGTCTAGTGTTATTAAGAAAGCGGCTCTAGCCATGAAAGTGGATTTGTCCGGTAGTGAATTAAAAGGCATTATTGCACAAATTCATCGTGAATCTGGCGGGAATGAAAAAATAACTCAGTCATCTGCTGTTGTGGATGTTAATACATTATCAGGCAACCCTGCTAAAGGTTTGCTTCAATATATACCGCAGACTTTTAACGCATACAGAATGAAAGGTCATAATAATATTTTTTCTGGTTATGATCAGTTGCTGGCGTTCTTCAATAACTCATCATGGAGAAACGACCTTCCCTACGGAAAACGAGGCTGGGGACCACGAGGGCATCGTAGATTTGCTAATGGTGGTTTTGTAAAGAAAAATGAAATGATAGAAGTTGCTGAGAACAATAAGCCGGAAGTAGTCATACCGCTTACTCGGAAAAATCGAGCGGTTCAATTAATCAAAAAAACAAAAGAAATCATTGGAATGAACGATGGAGGAAGTGTTGTTGTCAATAGTCCTGACAATTCTGACATGATTTTATTGCTTCAACAGCAGAATCAGATTTTGATGCAACTACTTCAAAAAAATAGTGACGTATACATGGACACAAATAAGGTCGGAAGTTTAGTGGAACCTGCAATTACAAAAATGCAGAACAATCGTATAAGTAGAAAAGACCGAGTTCAGGGGGTTAGAAAACGTGACTAGAATAGGATTTACGTACGCCGGAATTCATAGCAATGACATTCCAGCAGTTGTTAATAGTATCAAAAGAAATGCAATCAATATCACTGAGAATATCCAAGAAGTACCTGCCAAAATTGGTGGGTACTTTTTTGGTAATTCCGTTGGTACTAGAAGCTTTGACATTAATATTACGCTTATGGGGAAATCGGAAACTGAACGAGTAGAAATAGCACACGATCTTAATAACTTAATCATCCAAACTAACAGTTTTGAAAGCGAAATAATCTTTGATGATGAACCGGAATGGATTTATTACGGTCATTTTGCCCAAATGGCAGAGTTAACAGAATTACAGACAGATAATTATACAACAACCATTACATTTATATGTAGTGATCCTCGTGGATATGGAGAACAACAAGAAATTAGTTTACCAGAAAGCCCGGCTATAATCGAGGTGGCGGGTTCACAATCAACAAGTCCAATTATTCATGCGATAGCAACCGACGATTTAACTAGTCTATCATTTGCAACAGATGATGATTATATATTTCTAGGGGCTGATATTGACCCCGATACAGGACAAACAGCTGTGAAAATGTATGAGAACGTGTTGTCCGATAGAGCAAATGACATGACTTTGTGGGATGGTATTGGGCAAAGTAATATTACTTGGGAGCTAGAAAATGGTAAGCCTGCGAAAACAAGTTCATTTAAACAAACTATAAATACCATTCGTGTAAATTCCTATGGTGAAAAAACAGAAACCGCGCCTTACAAATCATGGAGAGGTCCTGTAATGAAACGAATGTTGACGTCAGAATTAGACAATTGGAAAGTAACCGCTCGATTGGCAAATATTACTCAAAAATACCCACGCGCTAGAACAAAAATAGAATTGTATTTATTAGACAAAGATAGCAAACGCATTGGTAAATTTATGATTAAAGATGCCCAAAATGGGAGAGCTATGAATTTGGGACTAGAGATTGGGAGAACAACGAAAGATAGATACCTTTTTGCTGCAACTGAGGGGAAAGTAGTTAAGAAAAAGAATACGAAAGTGGTTTATTCAAAAAAAGTACAACAAACAGTGAAGTATACAGAAAAAGGTAAAACAAAGACTAAGCAAGTTTGGAAAACAATAAACACGACGTATGAAGTCGGAAATAACTATAATGAATTCTCAGATGCGTACTTTAATCTATCTATTGAAAAGCGTGGACAGTTGTTTATTGCGGAAATAGTTAAATTGAACGATAAAGGTAGTCAAGCTTGGAAACGAACCTACAAATGGAAAGACTCAAATAACAAATTTGCTACTAAGTTAGCAGGCATCGGAATTTACATGGCAAAAATGGATATTCCAGAAGATTTTAATAATCAAACTTACAAAGACAATGATGTTGTTTTTTGTGACTTGGTTGTACAAAAAGTTAATCCAGAGGCAGATATTAAAAATAATCCAGAGGTTATTATTCATAAAGGTGATGAAATTATGATTGATTGTGAAGCTGGGGTCATAATGAAAAATGGTTCAGTGTTCATGGAAAATTTAGCAATCGGAAGTTCATTTCCTTCGTTTTTTGGCGGCTATCAAACTCCAGTGGCTTTCAGCGAAGGAGCGGAGTGGTCCATAGAATACAGACCGACGACATATTAGGAGAGGTATAGAATGTTAACAATTCTAAATAGACAAAGAACAACTGTAGGCGTGTTATCTAATGACATGCCTTTTTCGTGTCCTTTTTGGGATGATGAGAGAAATGAGAAGCTTGAAAACTTTGATGACACATACACTGTTACCATCCCCGCAGAACATGAAATGGCTGAACATATTCACGAAGGTAATTATATTTTGTTTGAAGACGAACAAGCTAAGTTACGATTATTTCGTATTTATGAATCTGAAAACGGGTTAAATATGCAAGGACGATACATCAAAGCAACAGCAGAAAATGCATTTATTTATGATTTAAATGCAACTATTATTTCCAATAAATTACTGACTGATATAAGAGCTGACATGGCGCTTGAATATATTTTACAACAGACAGGATGGTCAATTGGTAAGAGAGAATTTGTTGGACAAATACGCACTATTGAATTTGCAGACAATATAACGGCTCAAGCTGGATTACAACAAGTTATTGCAGAATATAAAGCAGAAATTGATGCTTACGTAGAAAGCTTTGGTGGTCAAATCATTAATTATAAATTTGATTTAGTTGACGAACGAGGCAACAATACTGCGAAACGATTTGAGTACGCAAGAGACATTCAAGGTCTTAAACGAATTACAACTGATAAAACGATGTACACTGCTCTTATCCCGCTTGGTAAAGACAGTTTAACAATTAAATCAGTGAATAATGGTTTAAATTATATTTATGATGATGAAGCGAACTGGCTGTACAACGATGGCAGAGAATATTTAAAAGGGGTCATAACAAAAGATACAATAACAAATGCGCAAGCTTTAAAAGATTGGGCGCAACTGGAGCTTGAAAAAGTTAATCATCCTTTATCCACATATGAGGTAGACGTGATATTACTAGCAGAGATGTTAGGCTATGAGCCACACCAAGTCACACTTGGAGACACAGTAAGAGTAGTCGACTTGGACATGGACATAACTTTATCTGCAAGAATCATAGAAAAGACAACTTCTTTTAGTGATCCGTCTAAAAACAAGGTTGTTCTTGGTGATTATATCGAATTGGAAAACGTCACACCACTGGCTATTTGGGAACTTCAAGCGCAAATTGAAGAAGCTAAAAAACAAATAGAAGAAACGAAGACGTGGAAAGTAGAATTATTTAGCACGAGTGGTTCTACTTTTAAAAATAACGCTGGCACTACACAACTTATTGCAAGAGTTTACGATGGGAAAACAAACATAACGAATAGTATTGAGCGTGGTGATTTTATTTGGGAGAAGCTAAACAACGACGGTACACACGACTTGGTTTGGGAAGACGCACAGATAGGCGTAGGTAATGTTGTTAATATCTCTGGAGAAGACGTTTTTATCAATGCCACTATTAGATGTTCGGTCAATCAAGGAAGTGAAGCTAGTATATTAATGATTAATGAAGAAGAAAGTTATATGTATGCTGAACTTCCACGCGAATTCCCTGCTGGGATAGAAGTAAATTTATCGGTTATGCAATGTGCGCAAATAGACGTGGAAAATGGTTATATATACTGGTCGCAAGAATATTATGGAAGTAAAAAAAGTAAAGTCGGTGGACAACAATCATACAATATTTATAGAACTACGCTTGATGGGACTTTCGTCGATATGATGTGGGTTCTCGGCGGAGGACATGGGACTATGTTTGGTGTGGACACTTCGTCTGGTGAGGCACACATCTGGTCTTATTATGTAACACCATTGCCCCAGGCAGAGAAGGCGATTGCAATGTTTAAATATGTCCCTTTTAAAGAACAATTTTACGATGAGTCAATGGCATTTAAACTTGAAGCGCCTGACGGTTTCCGAGTAACATACGATAAAACAAGCGACTATGTAGTTATGAGTCCAGGCGTTTCCAATTTAAGTATTAATGTTTTTAAAAAGTCTGATTTATTTGCCGGGAAAATAGCTCCTTTATATACATTTAGGACAAAAGACTGTGGATTTACAACTACTTTATATACGTTGCAAGGAATGCATGTAATGTTTCCATATGCGTATTTGTCAGCCGGAGGGAGTTTTACAGGCACTGATAAAAATCAAGTTTGGTGCTGGGATATGATTAATAATAGTTTAGTTTATCATCATATTTTTCAAAAAAAATATTATCCTGCACAAGGTTCAACTAACGAATGCGAAGGAGCGTATCCATTTCTTGATGCAAATGGCAAGCGAATGATGCAGCTAAATTTAGGGCAAGGAGAGGCGGGCAAACGATACAATCGTATTTATGCTATGCCAGAAGAAAGGATGTTGGATAATGACAATTAGAGCAGCAGCGGAAATAACATTAACAGATATTAACGATGCGATAGTAGCTGGTGAAGCACCGTTAAACCCGACCACCGATTTACTGTGGATGGATAGTAGTGTGACACCAAATGTTTTGAGAAGGTGGGATGGAGAAAAATGGGTGAGTCAAACATTAGATATTAAGGAAGCAGATCCAGAAATTAACGGAAAAATAGAAGAGGCGATTACCGTTGCGAACAATGCATTGATTGAATCAGTTAGTAATCATAAACCGGTTTTTGATAAAACTCAGCCAAGCGCTCCAGTCGAAGGTGACACATGGTTTAAAATAGACGAAAACACTAAAACAATTGTTGGTGTTTTTACTTGGAACGGGAATAGTTGGGTAGAATTACCTTTGGATTACAACGCATTGCGTGTGGGTAAACTTTCAGCTATCACTGCCGAGCTTGGTGATGTGAAAAGTGGTAGCATTACTGGTGCGGAATTTATTCATAACATAAATTACAAAGATAGCGACGATAATCTTTACACTGGAACTGTCAAAATGAATGATGACGGGTTCAATTCAACTTCCTATTTGCCTACGGGTATAGGGTCGGCAGTTTTAGAGAGCATCACAAGCACGTTGGGAGGATATAAAGTAGCTCAAAAACTAATTGATGCAAATGGAGAGAGTAGTTTAGGAAGCTCTATTTTGACCGGGAAATCTCTACAGTTTAATGAGAGTGGAAACATTAAGCTTTCTATTGATGCAGATTCGTTTTATACAACACCATGGCAAGATTTAATATTAAACTCTGGATATTCAACAGCGGAAGGGAATACTCCTCAATTTAGAATTATTTGCATCTTCGGTATTAGAATCGCCTTTTTCAGAGGACAAGTACAAAAATCAACCGCATGGACCTCTACAAATAACGCTTTTGCGTCTGTTCCTTTTGAAGTTCAAACAACAAAAACAGCGATGGCTTATGCACCGACAAACAAGTCAAGCGGCGGCCGAGTGCATGCATCATCTAGTAACGCGATGGGATTTATACCTGCGGATACAAGTATTACGTATTTCGCGTTAAATCAATTATTTTATATTTTAGATTGAAGCCGAATAGGCTTTTTTTATGTCAAAAACAGATGGGATGATGAAAATTGGCACTGGGGAGTATATCAATAGCAGGGATGAGCGTAGGCGAGTTAATAGCGTTAATCAGCCTAATAGCCGCTATTGTGGGTTTTGTGATTAGGTGGGCGCTAGTCGCACCTTTGAGAAACATGATTGATTCGCTTGACATTACATTAAATAGTCTGAGAGAAGAAATGTCAGAAAGCAAAAAAGACCGCATCAGCTTAAGAGAGAAGCAAAACGATCATGATAAAGAAATCGCTTTATTGAAGCGGGAGGATAAAGCAATTTGGAAGTATATAGCGAAAACTGAGAAGGAGGAAAAATAATGAAAATTAACTGGAAAGTACGATTCAAAAACAAAACATGGGTGATTGCGATGATAGCAGCGGTTTTCTTTATTATTCAAGCTGTGTTGCTTGTTTTTAACGTGACATGGGATTATAACGAGTTGTTAAAACAACTGATTACAGTTATTACTGGTGTATTTGCGGCATGGGGTTTAATTATTGACCCTACGACTGCGGGTAGCAAGGACAGCGCTCAAGCGCAAGAATATACAGAACCACGAAAGGATGATAAATAATGACAAGTTATTATTATAGTAGAAGTTTAGCAAATGTAAATAAATTAGCGGATAACACCAAAGTGGCGGCGAGAAAACTTCTCGACTGGGCGGAAAATAGCGGCATTGAAGTATTAATCTACGAAACAATTAGAACGAAAGAGCAACAATCCGCTAATGTCGCGAGCGGAGCGTCTCAAACAATGCGTTCTTATCATTTAGTAGGACAAGCGCTAGATTTCGTCATGGCGAAAGGTAAAACTGTTAATTGGGGTGGTTATCGATCAGCAAATGCGAAAAAATTTATTGCAAAAGCGAAAGCATTAGGATTCACTTGGGGTGGTGATTGGGACGGTTTTGTTGACAATCCGCACTTGCAATTTGAATACAAAGGCTATGGAACAGATACTTTTGGAAAAGGAGCTAGTACTAGTAATTCTTCTAAACCAAGCGCAAACACAAACACGAACAGTCTGGGATTAGTTGATTACATGAATATGAATAAACTAGATTCTAGCTTTGCGAATCGTAAAAAACTAGCGACAAGTTACGGAATTAAAAATTACAGCGGAACAGCTTCGCAAAATACAACTTTATTAGCTAAATTGAAAGCAGGAAAACCACACACACCAGCAAGCAAAAACACATACTACACAGAAAACCCCGGAAAAATAAAAACTTTAGTACAGTGCGACTTATACAATTCGGTTGACTTCACCGAGAAGCACAAAACAGGCGGGACATATCCGGCCGGAACGGTGTTCACGATTTCGGGAATGGGAAAAACAAAGGGTGGAACACCTCGCTTAAAAACAAAAAGCGGTTATTTTCTAACTGCAAACAAGAAGTTTGTTAAGAAAATCTAGTTTGATGCCCTCGCTTTTGCGGGGGTGTTTTTGTAATGTGTTTATTGTACTCAATCATTCGCTATGATATTATTATAGTAAAAAAGCGGAGAAGGTACTTAAATGAATAGCACATATGATATGTTAGTAAAGAAAAGTATTGAAGCATTTTTGTTAGGCTTGGAAATATATAACAAACCTACAATAAGATATAGGGTAGAAGGTTTTAGTTTTTTTATTTGCAACTCATGGGAGCTTATGTTAAAAGCTAAATTAATAAACGATAAAGGTGAAAATAGTATATACTTCAAGGATAACCCGTCTAGAACTGTTTCTTTAGAATATAGCATTAAGGAGATATTTACAAATAAACATGATCCATTACGTTTGAATCTAGAAAAAATAGTCGAGTTAAGGAACGTGAGTACTCATTTTATTACTGAAGATTATGAAGTAATATATGCACCTTTATTTCAATCATGTGTTTTTAATTACATAGAGAAAATGAGTATGTTTCATAATATTGATGTAACAGAGTATATTACTCAAAGTTTTTTATCTCTAGTAATAAAAGAAGATGACTTAGACCCAGCTATTATAAGGTCTAAATATTCAAAAGAAACAGCTGATAAAATCTTAACAACGAAAAAAGCGATAGAGAAAATAGAGCTAGAGAATAATCCAGCTTTTTCCATAGACATTCAACATAATTTTTATATAACCAAGAAAATTAACGATGCAGATAGCACAGTGAGAATAGCAAAAGAGGGAGAAATTCCTGTTAAAATAATAAAGGAACAAAAAGACCCTAATAAAACACATCCTTATACACAAAAAAATTGTGTAAAAGAGATAAATAAAATATTGAGCAGAGAAAAAATTGACTTTGAACATTTTTCAGTATTTACTAAGGAAATTAGAAGTAACTTTAATACTGCTGATTTTCAGCTTTTTTTGAAGTTCTATTCTTTAAAGGCGCAAGAGAGATATTCTTATCGTCATGTTATAGGGGAGCACTCACAGTATACATATTCGAGAGCAATCATAGATTTTATCTTAACAGAGATAAAAAAGAATCCTCAAAAAACTATTGAACATTTAAAAAAGAAGACAAAAAAATAAAGATAACCTCTGGAGCAAAGGAATTCTCGATAATAAATTATCTTACTCCCATTCGGGAACCCAGCTTTATCCATCACAAGTTATCTTTTACACTTCAATTATAACAAACATGAATTGAAGTGTAAACTGAAAGAACTATATAATTTTAACACACCCTAACTACACGTTAGGGCTTTTTTGTTGCAAAAAAACACGCTAAACATAAGCTTAGCGCATTTGTTATATCAATTAATTTCTATGGAAAATAAAAAATACCCCAAACGCTTTTGTTCGAGGTTGCTGTTATATTAAGCAGCTAATAGTTGAATGAAATTACTAGATGTTTTGCATCTATGGGTATATTATTGCATAAACTATTTCTTACTTCAAGAGAGATATATATATTAAAATTTAGTCCTAATTACCTCTTGATAAAAAGAACGTTTGTTCGTATAATCTTAACAAGAGGTGACAAGTATGTATAATTTGATTGATAATGAATTAGAAAATACAATAGTTTTAATTGATGCAATGAATCGCAATTGGTCAATAGAGATTTTATTTTTAAAGAATAATCATCATATACGCTACAAGTATGTAGTGCCTGTTTTTATCGACTATGAAAAACAGATAGTTCAATTACAACGTTTTGACGAGCGCATATTTGATATCAATATAGAAGATATTGTTTTTTGTGAGGTTATGATATGAGAGTATATTCATTTAATGATTTTAAGTATATTTGTTATATAGAAGGGAAGGGAAAAGCTGTAGAAAAAATCTTCTCTGGACTACTTGAGACAAAAGAATTAAAGTCATTTTATAAAAACCTTGAGAAAAAACATCTTGATATAAATACTATTTATAATGAATATTTATTTCAAAGTAAAAACAAATAATATTTACAAACGCATACTTATTAAATTTATCTTAAAATAAAAATACCTTGAAAAATTTGTGGATTTATTTGTGGCAAACTCATCCTAAATGGCTATATATCAACACATATTAATCCCTCTCAGGACGTAAATAGCTATATTAAAGAAATCTCTAAAACGTTGAAAAACCTTGATATTAAAGGTTGGATGGATGTTTTAGAGATTTTTTTATATCTTATAATATCTGTTTTATTCCGTATTTTTCATGACATTTATGACAAAATTTGTGCTATTTCCATCCATTTTTAATGTGAAAAAAGCATCTATTTTAGTTTGATTATGTTGATGCAAATTAGAGCTTAGATTATTATAATATTTTAATGTTATTAATATCAGGTTGACCTCTCCTAAGTGTTAGACATGTTTCACCAGTCTCCATAGGAGTGTGGTAGCTGATTGCACAGTAATTATATACTTTACGTCAATATCAAAAGCAAGTCCAATTAAAATGGATTACCTTGCCCCGTAAATGACAACTTCTGAAAATAGGTAAAAGGAACAAAAGATGATGTAATTAGGGTCTAGTGCATTTGTGGTGAATTTAGGTTTTGATTATAATGAGAATCTCCGTTTAGAGGTTGTTCTTTTGAAAACGATAGAAGCAATTATAGGTATCGACTACCATATATTACTGAAAAAAGAGCTAGATTAAATAAAAAAATAATTCTAACATCATAGGAGGCAATTATGACTTTTTTAAACACCTTAAAATTAAATTTGGAAAATGAAAAAAAGAGAATGTTATCCGATGCTTTTATGAAAAAACAAGAAGGAATCATTGTAAACTATATAGTGACTTGCAGTAAGGATTCTGCTATTGGCATTAGTAAAAAGGCAATTGATATATTATTGATAATCAATGAAAATACATTTCCTGAATGGCCAAATGTAGATAGATGGCTTTCTATTTTGCCAAAATATTTTACGGATTCTTTTTCAAAATCAAAAATATTGCATAGTGAAGATTGGCTATTTGAAGAGTGGTTATACTGGTTTGAACCTGAAAATAGATTTTGGTTTTTAGGAGAATTAGATCCTGTTGATAATGAGCATTTGAAAATAAGCATAGTTGTACAAGAACACCCTTTTCCAGTAGAATCATTAGAAGTTCTACTTATGAAGCTAGGAACAAGCGAATTACATGAAATTGGTATGGAATGA